ATGTGTTTCCTGACGTCGGGTAGGTGCCGCCCCGAGAGACTGTCCTGGCCAGTCGAGCGTTTCGGATGTTTTCGGCGCGAGCCAGCCTGCCTGTCGTCACGATGCGGTTGACTTCGGTGTCGACCAGGCGGGAGATCGCCTGCAGTTGCCGCTCAGTGAACGGATCGGGGGTCGGCGTACCCGTCATACCCTGCCTCCTGATGCGTGTCTTGCACCTGGTGCCAGAACCTTCCGAGGAGGCAGTTTCACCGGAACAAGCTCCACCGCCTCGAGCTCGCCGGCCCAGGTCTTGATTTCCATAGTCGCCGCCGGCGTGCGGGTGCCGTTCCCGGCAGGGTACCGGAATGTGATTTGGGTCACCGGTGCGTTCACGTCCAGCCTATCCATCCCGTACTCGGCTGCGGCGACGCCACCACCAGCCTTGAGAATCAGCGCGCCCAACGGGATGTCGTTCTGCGACTTGAGCCGGTACGACTGCAGGGTCATTTCAAAGTGCTGCACCGTGTACCAGGCAGCCGAAACCTTCGCAACATCTTTGAGGTACGGAATCGGGTCTTCCGGCGCGCCGGTTGTTGGAATCCAACCCCCATCGCTCCGAATTAGGAACCCAACCGTGTCGATCCCGACGACCGTGTTCGGTGCGACGTAGTGCTGATAGTACTGGTCGCCAGCGTAGATGATCTTTTTGCGGATGGTGTCATTCGCCAACGCTGGATCTGGATGAATTGCCTCGATATGGAATTGGGACTCGATCGACAGCGTGACAACCATCTTTCGCCAATCGACCTGGCCGCACGCCTTGTCCTCACCAGCGATCGGCTGAAACGTCCAGGCCTCAGGCAGAGCGGGTGGTGTGGGAGGTGCACCGTACGCGATTGCGTGCTGTTTCTCGCCGGCGACCTCCAAGCGAATGGTCATCGTGTTCTGCGGCACGCTCACATGGCACTGGATCTTGGCGTTTTCACCCGGGCTGATAACCTCGCGTTCTGCGTTTGTTCCTTCGGCCGGCTGGTACTTGTATGGCGCAGTCGTCCATTTCGGACGACGAAAGAATACGAGGGGCCGCATTTCGTGTTCGTTGACCGTTTCAAACGGTACGGTTCCGGCTGGAATGAACGTTCCGGAATAATCATTCCCTTCTAGGATGGGCATGGTCTGTTCGACGGCCAGGTCAAGGTAATTCTGCTCGCGTTCCTCGCCGTCGGAACCACAAAACATCGGTTTTTTGACGCCGCCCTCGCCGTCGCCGATCAGAAAATCCCAGCTGCTCGGAATGCGAAACAGCGAAAAGACCTTCGATAACTTTGGCGACCGTCGGACCTTGTCGTTGCGTTCTTCCTTTCGCAGGCGAGGTATTCCGGCTGGATGCGGGGTTCCGCCCGCCTCATAGGTTGACTCGTCAGCGGATTTCCAGCCGGCCTCGAGCGTTCCGTCCTGCGCAGAGAATGTCCCGACACATCGAATCCGCGGCCCGCGAACAACAACCTGATCGTACCTCTGGAGGTCGCTTGTATTGATGACGGCCTTGGTCAGCGGATCGGAATCGTACTCAATGTTGATTTGGTTCGTGTTTGCCGGAATGGATATCTTTGATCCGACAACGATTCCAGAGTTGATTGAATTGCACTTGATCCACAAGGGAGCATTCGGGCTGTTGCTTTCCACATCGATTGATTGATCGACCTCTACCCACCACATCAGCCCTCGGCGGCGGTCAAGCAGCTGGCTGATGAGTGAATACGTCGACGCGTTCTCACACTTCAGCAACGGGTTGTCCGTGTCACATACGAATGGCTTCGACGCGGTATCCAAATACCAGTGCAACTTCGGATCGCCGGCCTGGTCCTGCGGGACGTGGTAGGCGAGCAAGTACTCCACGATCTGACGCGTGGACCATTTCTTGGCGGTAACGGGGTCCTTACCGAATAGGTATGTCAGCAGAAAGGGGTTCGGTGACCTGTTTCCTTCGACACCTTTCGGGCCCGCACGATTGAAATCGAGCGATATTCCGACTTCCGTCAGGCCCTCGCACCACGAAGTCAGCACCTGGTGATCGGCCAGGAGTTTCTCAAGGCCGTATGCGACCAACGTGACACGACCGTACGCCCGCACGATCGTCGAGGTTGTCCCATCGTCATTCAGTTTCTTGACAAGCTCGGTGCCTCCCTGTTCGTCGTGGGCCTGTTCAACGACCCCATACCAGTATCTGGCAAACTGGATTGGCTGCGATTCTGAGACGTTCGTGAGGCACTTAATCCTGACAAACCAACCGACCAGGTTGGTTGCTGACCACTTCGTGACCTCCTGAAATCCGAGGATCTCGTTTCCGTCTCCATCGAGTTCGCGATACGGAGGCCGGACCGATCCGTAGTCCATCTCGAACGTGGCCACCGGCAGCGTTGGAGCGACGGACCAGGTCACTTCGACCGGTGCGAGCTTTGGGTATGGCAGCCAGGTATCGCCCCACTTCTGACGAATGAACACCTCCGGCGCGTACTGCAGGACAACGCCAGAGTTTATCGGCGTGTCTTCTGTGGGATGGGGGAAGTGAATCGTTGTTGCCATGTACCACCAGCGTCATTGCGTGCCGAACACGGCCAAGATCCGCACCACGTCGGCCGCGGTACCCGTCAGGTCGATCGTCTTGTCCGTCGCGCCCACGGCGGGCTCACCTGCAGCGGCCCCCAGCTGGAACAGGTCGATGGCCATTCCTGGATAGAGCGTCACGCCGTACGCCGCGTTTCCAAAAAGATCGTACCCGTTCGCCGCTCCGGACTTGATGAGCACTCCCGACGCGTTGTTGGCGGGAAACGCGTAGGCGAGCAGCGCCACGAGCTTCTTTCCAGTCAGATTGACCGTGCCGTTGATGTTCTTTGCCGTCGGAGCAGCCGTCAAGTCCCACGTCTTGCTCGTCGTCACGAAGGTGTGGGATAGGTCGACGACGGTATCGGCCTTGGGAGTCGTATTGGCGTCGAGGACCTTGTTCAGTTGGTTGTACGCGTTGAACCGACGGACGTTCGAAACGCCGTCGACTGGTGACGCGGGAGAATCGGCCGAGTCCGTTGTCTCGGTTACGTCCAGGCTGGCGGTTGCCAGTGCTCGTACTGACATGTGATGATCCTTCTTAGGTAGGTTCGATGTAGAGCGGAGTCAGGCCCCAGCGGGTCGTCAGCCTGGCCCCGTTTGTGTAGTCGTAGTTCGGCCCGATCAGCCGCCTCATCGCCTTGCACTTCATGACCTCGACGGAATCCACTTGGTACAGGTGGTTGTAATTGGCGAAATAATCAACTCCGTCGTAAACCAGTCTCATTGGCCCAGTGAACGGCAGCGCGTGATAGAGAGGGATGATCGCCATCGCAAACGCGTACGCCAAAAAGTCACCTTCGAGGATGACATCAAACGGAAGACCACGTTTTCCGGTGTTCACCTTACCGACCACCGGACAGCCAACTCGCGTGACGGATTCGCCTTGGTACTGAACTAGCCTCGGCGGTGGTGACCGCCAGAGCTGAAAGTCGTAAACGTCAATGTAGTGCGTCGCCATTTACCGGGCCTCCGCTGTCCCGCCAGCTTCATAAGCCGTTTCGTCGGCCGAGGTCCAGGCAGCCTCAAGCGTGTCGTCCTCGGCCGAGAACGTGCCGACACAACGGATCCGCGGCCCACGGACAACGACCTGGTCGAAGTAATGCGCCATTTACCTGGCCTCCACCGCGCCGCCAGCTGCAGCCTGGTTGGCTCGGGCGGCGTTTGTGTGGTTGGTTTGCGAGGCACGCTCAAGATTCGATGCAGCTCGGTCTAATGTTTCCCCGACACGATCGATGATCAATCCAAGCTGCTCCGCTTTCTGCTGTGTTTCTGGTGTTGCCGTTGCGGCATTATCGCGAATAAATGTTTCGTTTCCGAACAGGCGATCAACCACGTTTTGGCCGCGCTGTAGAGTGGCCATGAATTCGCCATTCCGTTGCCGCTGCAGCGTGACAAGATCGTCCGCGACAGCATCCGCAATATTCTCAATTGTCCCCGCCCTACCTCCTGCCAATTCCGCACGATTGGCTGACTGACGCTTGGCGATTGCACCGATGTTTTCGGGGATTCCTTCGGCCAATTCCATGCGTTTTCCGAACCAGTCTTCTTTCTCGGCTTGCACGATGTTCTGCATGTTTGCTTGCATGGCAGCTTTGCCTTGCGGCGAAGCAAGCATCCCAAATCCCTTGATCGCCTCCTGGCGTCCCCCTAGCATCTCACGGATATCGTTGCCTTCGTTCTCTAGTTGGCTTAGCCTTGCAACCTGTTCGGTTAACGTCTTCCCTGGTTTAAGAAACCCGAGCCCGATGCCTTCCTTTTCAATTCCCACAAGCAACTGTTCGACCTGCGTCGCCGCCTCATCCGGGCCGACCACAGCGCTCGCTGTACTGATAGCCGCCGCGGTCTCCTCGTCGCTGAGACCAAGTCGTCCAGCTTGTTGGCTCACTTTCGCCGTTGCGGTCAAGATTTGATCAGCTTCGCCAAGGCCTAGTTTTGCTGCACCGAAAGCCTTGGACATCATGCTGTGAAAATCGCCGACTTCCTTCTCCCCGAACCCGGCCTTCATCTTGATACCCGCTTCAGCCATTGGGATGGCTTGCGCGAGACCGGACGCTTGCATTCTCGAGAAGTCGGCACGCCATTGCCCGATGTTCCCAGACTCAAGGACCTTCTGTAGCTCCACGGCATCAGGCAGTGTCATCGCACCGCCTTCCGCGAACGTGCTCTTGGCCTCATTGACCAGGCGGTCCATTGCTTGAGGTGTCATTTCTGGCAATTGCGCGAGGGACCCGAGACTCGCCGATTCCAGAAACTGCTTGTCCCCGAGCCTGTTCTCCTCTTCCCGCTTGGCAGCAATCGCTTTCGTGACAAGGCCAATTGCGGCCGCGACGCTCACCATGCCTGCCGCGTAGGAAACGAGATTCCCCAGAGCCGACGAACCGAACGCTCCCTGTTGTGCGACTCCAGCCTTTTGAAATTCGGACTTAGCCTGCCCAACGGCCCTATTGAAAGTCTCTTGGTCGATCTTCCCGGCCTTTAACGCCCGGTTGAGACGAAGCATTTCGTCGGCGTATTTTTCCAACGGAGTGCGATTGATATCCTTTGTCGCACGGGCAAATCGATCGAGCTCCTTCGCGGCCGCGGCGTTGGCCTTTTCGGCTTCCTTGGCGGCCTTCTCTGCTTCCTTACCCGCCTTTTTCGATTCGGTTCCGAGCTTCTTGTACGCTTCTAAGGCCTGCTCTTGCTGCTTGATGAGCTTGGCCTGTTCTTTGATGACGTGTGACGCATCACCGTAGAGCTTGATGTCGAGATCGCCCTCACTCATCGTGACACCTTGATTGGGAATTCGTTGATGACAATCGGGTCAGCAAGATGGACACCTTGTGAGAATGCCATCACGTCGGAGACTGTTGGTGCGTATCTGCTTCTGCGGCCATTTGATGCACAGCAAGCCCATTGGTAGAACTGCCAGTATCTTGGGTGGCCAGTTTTTTTTTGTAGAGCAGTTCCCATCCGTCTCGGTCAGTGACGATCCAAATTACCTGCTTGTGAACGTCTGTGTCGTAAATTCCAAGCAAGTCCAGTTCGATCGCCGATACGCGATAATTGCATGTGAACGCTTCGATCGCGACGTTGCTCTCGTACGCGAAGGTGATCCGCATTTCACCTTGTTCATTCACCGCCGCGTCGGCGACCATGGTGAAGTAATCTGCGACCAACTGCCACAGCTTGCGATACCGTTTCTTGACTTCGCCACGACACCACTGTCCAAGCCCGTCAAGTGTTAAGTTTGTTGGGAGCGCGTTCAACGCCACGATGTCGTCGTCGATTTCTTCGAACTGACGTGCCCGCGGGATCTCCCATGTGTTGCCATCGTCCAGGAGAATATCCTTGCCGGGGATTACATTGGCCCGGGCCAGCGACTGCGGCGTCGGCCGGTCCGCCTTCCACATTCCGACCCAGTAGTCGCCGCTGATGGATTTCTTCCACACCTGGTCGTTTTTGTAGTACCCGCAGTGGGTGTCCGACCGTGAGACGATCAGACCGTGTTGGTCGTCGGGCCCGTTTATGACTTGGCGAGGGGCAAATGAAGCCGCCGGACTGGCGGCCGAGTCCGGCTCGAAGACGTAACCCAACCCGAGTGAGAGCAACTCGGGAAGGGTTACGTTGTCGCGGTTTGGAAGGTAGTAATTGAAGTGCATTGAGTCCTCAGTCTATTCGGGCTTGGTCGCTTCCAGGCGGTCCAGGACCTTATCCATCAGTAAGGAAAACGCGTTTCCGTTCTCGCAGCTCGCAAACGCGTCGACCTCTTCCTCTGAACACCTGGCCAAGAAGTGGTCCGCCTGCTCCCGCGCGTGGCCGGCCATGCATTGAAGGACAGCGGATGCGGTTCCAGCCTTGGTTGCCAGTGGATCGTCAGGTTTCTGTTTGGTTGCCATTGTTTCCTCCGTGTGATTTGTCTCCGGATCCAGTGACGCGTACTTCCGCGCCGCTGCAGACTAGGTAATCGCCGCGGCTGCGTTAACGACGAACGGCAGATTTGTTCCGTCGTAGATGACGGCCATCTTGAGCGAACACTCGGTGCCACCCTTCTTGGCGGTCATCATGTCTTCGATCCAGCACAACCCGGCGCCCGTGATCTTGATATGTTCGACGGTGCCGTTTGCCACATACCCGGACGAAGACTGCAACCGCTTCCGCAAATAGGTGGACGTGTTCGCGTGCATCGCCGCTTTCCCGGTCAACGGAATGTTCGTGGACTTCAGCCACTCGACGTTGACGCCTTTGAGCGTCAGAACGCCCATGACATCCTCGATCGACACGAAGGTGTTCCAAATGTCGGAATCCGCACCGTCGGGAACCGCATTGATCCCGAAATCAAGCTCCCAGGATTTGACGCCGGCAATGGAAATGCTTCCGATCGTGGTTGGACCGAGCGTGAATCGCTCGTCATCGGCCGGTGCCGTCGGAACGGCCGACGCGTCCGTGATGACGACCGGATCGTTCGTGCCGTCCCACGTTGGATGCACCGCGTAGGAAATCACGGCGTCGCCCTTGTGCTCGCAGGTGATCCGCTGGGGAACGATCAAGCCCTTCTTAATGTTGTACTTCCGATGGTTGGACCCGCTCGCCCGCGCGCCTCCGTCGACGTGCTTGTAAGCGTAGAGGCTCAAGCCGTTCGTCAAGGTCGCGATCGACAGGCCGGCCATGGAGATCTGCGTGAGGCACCTGGACACGCAGACGCTCTCGAAATCGGCGTACGGCTTCTGCCCCACGATGGCGATGTGACGAGGATATACCTCGCCGCTGGTTGCCTCGGCCCGATGTTCCGTATCCGTGCGGACATTCATGGACTGGACGCCTCCCAGGACAACGGGGGAAATGGCGCCAAGCTCAACCCCATACAGGGCATGTTTTTTATCGAGTGACATGGTTCAACCTCGGATTTGTGTTGTACTGTTGTGGACGTGCAGCTCTTCGAATTTCTCGAGCAGGACTTCCTTTGCCAGCGCGACGTCCGCCCTGACTTCCCGATCGGAGACCGAGCGAATTTCTTCGTTCATGCGAACGGCTGACTTTGGGTTCCGGCGATTCAGGCCTCGAGCATGCTGGACGATCCTTGCCCGGTTGCGGTTCGCGCGAATGTCCATGATCCTGGAGAGCGTCTCTTGTTCGCCGCTCCAGACCATTGGTCGCTGGTGGCCCTTTTGCTTCTTCTTCCTGCCGGTGTACGACCGCCAGAAGGCTTTGCCGCTCTTTCCTTCGCCTGATCGCGGCTTGTAGCCGTACTCGCGACCACCGGCCACGGTGAAGTGCTTCGCCATGTACAAGCTGTGATGCGTCGCGGCGACTTTCCCCAATACACCTTCGATGATCCGGCCGAGCGCACGGGCGGCAACCTTGGGAGTCGCTCCGCGTTCGATGATGACGATGCGGTCGATCATGTCACACGCCTCCCTCGCCGTAGCGGAGTTCCAACCAGGCGTAAAGGCAGTCGCCCTGCATTGGCTGGTCAACCAGTGCCGAGCGGTGGTAGCCGCGGAACAGCACCTGGTCGGCGGCCAGATAACTGTAGCCACCGGCCTCGTTGGTCGTGTGGGCCAGGTCCTCGAGGCCGACAAAGGTTGCGGATGACTCGTCGGGCGGTCTCTTGATGATCCGGCCGATCGTCTGCTTAATGAAATGGTCGACCAGGATAGGGGAGTGTTTCAGGTCTACGGGAGTGCTGATCTCCAACTGGACGCGGAGCACGCCTCGGTCCGCCCAACCGCCCGGGCCAGTCGCCTGCCGCATGCCGGTCGCACCTTCCATGTCGGCGGTAAAGATCATCGCGTACGGCCGGTATTCCTCCAGCTCGTCCAGCGAATAGCGTTCGGCACCCTCTGCGGGCGCCGGCAACGACTCGTGCCAAATCCGGGCGAACGCCGACGCATGATCCGTCGCCACAACCAGGTTGCGGAACTCGGTGCAGTCGGCCAGGGTGAGGGCGAGTAATCGCTGAGGGCCGTACACAATCGAGTCGCCGAGCCCCATCACACCGGGCGTGATTGCCAGCGTGATCGCGATGTAGTCGCCGGCTGTGGAATCCGTGGCGGACCAGGTCGCTCCACCCGAGACGCCGGCGGTGGCGATGGTCTTCGCTGCGATGGCCCACGACAGCGAGCCGGCTGCACCGTCGTCCGAGTCCAGCAGCGTCCAGCCGGTGGGTTGCACAATCACACGTGGAGAACCATCGCAGACCAGTAGGCCGACGGCCAGGCAGTTATCAACCGTCGTCGTGATGCCTGGCTCCGCGACCGGCAGGCCAGAGTTCCCTTTCGCGGTGTCGGTAATGTGGATCGCGTAGAACGGATCGACACCGCGCACGAGGAACAGGTTGTACAGTGAGTCGTCGGCACCCGCATAAGTGACCGTGTAGCTCGAGGGCTCCGCGTGTGTCGCGAACTTGTACCACGCTCGCACGTGCAGGGCTCCCTGAACCAGTTCGGCGACAATCGGCAGAAACCCAGCCGGAACAACAATCGCACTTGATTCCGTTGCCACACACAGCACGATCAGGTCGCCCACGCGCAGCGACGCCGGCCGGGCGATTGCCACCGTCCCCGCGACGGCCTGCCCGCTCGTTCCTGCCACCAGTGTCGGCATCCGATACGTCACGGCGTTCTCCTGCGGTAGTTCTCGCGCGACCTCTCCGCGAAGTCGACTCGCTTCGTGAGCAGTGTCGCCATCCCCGTGCGACTCGTCTCGATCTGCTCAATCTGGTACTTGATTCCGCCGGCCACAGCGAAACCACGCAGATTCAAAACGTCTGGCCGGCCATCATCGTTCCTGCCGGCCGGCGTGATTGGAATCGTGATCTCCCGGGTAATGACGATCTCCGTCCCGTATTCCGTTGGCCGCTGCTCCGTCTTCTCGTCGCCGCAGATCGCCTCAGAAAACGACCACACTCGCCCGTTCGGGTCCTCGACCGTCACTCCTTCGCCGAAAGAGCCAAACAGTCTCGCGAACCCTCCGGTTCGCTGGTCGAATCGTGATTGGGATGGTGTGGTCATGTACTTCCAATCTCCCTCGTCGTTCAGTAGACGAGAGGCATGTCAATCAGTTTGCATCAGACCTGCTGGAGCAATTCCTGCAGGGCCGCGATGGCGCCGTTGATGCCGTTCACGACATCGGCTTTCTGTTCACCAGCCGCGGCGGTCTTGTCGGCAACGACCACCTGGGCGGCTGCGACTTGGGTTTGCACTTCCGCCAATGCCACGCGGGCCGCATCTAGTTCGGCCGACGCAGCAACGTGTTCCTCGACCTCGACCTTTGTTTAAGCGATCGCCGCTTCGACTCTTGAGAAATCCAACATTGAAAACACCTCACAGGTTTGAGTGAAAGGAAAACAGTTGTTTACGCTGCGACGTCTCGCAAGTCGATTGTGGCGTTCTCGACTGCCGACACCTCACCTGCGACAGCGATCGCCCCACCGGTCGGACTGTAGTGCGTCCCGTCGTCACTCGTGTAGGCAGCCAGGAAGGTCGGAATGGCGTTGTTCTCCGTTCCGCGTTCCACCATGTCGAGCCATGGGTTATAGAACGGCACCCGCCAAGCAATCGCTAGGCCACACAGGGCGCGATTCCACCAACGCACTGCCTTGGCCTCGTACTGGTCGGCGTTGGCCGTACTGGAGTACGGAGGCAACCCAACGAGCGTGATCCGTTCGCCAGCGTCGAGAATATACTCCGCGATGGAGGAGACTGCTTTGGTCAACGTGGCTACGATCTTGGCAGCGTCCGCATCGTCTGCCTTCGTGGCCCCCGACACGTCATTGACGCCGATTCCGCTAAACAACCAGTCACAACCAAGTCCGAGTAACTCGCATCCATCGCCTGCACCGGGTGTCGTGCTGCGAAACAACGTGGCTTCGACACCAGATGATCCAGCGAGCGACTTACCTGCTTGGCCATGTAGAATCCACATTCGCGGCTTCGTCAGCGACGACGGCAGTCCTCCTAGTCGAGTCGTGTTGGGTGAGCGGAGTGTATCAGCGCCAGAGCCTTGAATCGTTTGGCTGTCTCCGATCATGACCATCGGCTTTACGCCCGCGACGATTTTGGCGAGGCTGTTGTAGGTTCCAGTAAGTCGAATAAGTCGCGGCTCGTAAGTGGCCAACGCGTAGGTGTAAAGCGACCCACGCGTGCTGGTGAACTTTACTGCGTGAGAATGAAATCCGTCGTCCTGGTAGCGATTCTGCCAGTAGAGATCGTACTGCTTCTGGCCAGCTGTGTAGTGCCGCCAGCCAAGTGTGAGATCCATCGTGTCGCCCGCCTGCGACTGCCCTCCAAGGGCCGGCAGGTTCACCGTTTTGGCGTTGAACACCATGTCGTTCTGTAGTGCGACCGCACTGCCACAGTCGAGCTTGAGCGACTCCAGCAGATTCTCAGTGGCCGCGCCATTGAAGTCGCGAATCTCGACCGTCAAGGCTTTCGTATCCCCGACCGCCACGCCCTCCAGCTTGCACGCGTAGTTGTGCGAATCCGAATTCACCACAAGATACGTCTTGCCAATTGGACTCGACGGAACGATCTCCTGCTCGATGTAATTCGGAGACGTGTAGGTAATGTGCAGTCTCGGAATCAATCCGCTATTCGCGGTAGAAACGTGACTTGATCCTGTGACCGTGGCCTTGGTCAACGTCGCATCATTCCACGCCGTCCCCTTCACAACGTAGGCAAAACTGTCCTGTGCATAGGTGCCAGACGCGGCGCGCGAAAGGTAAGGCGTGGTCGATACCGAGTTATTTCGCAACGCCCGAAAACCGATGTAGTATTTCTGGCCTGCGACGAGCGTCACCGACAACGGAGTCGCCAGTGTCTTGACCAGGACGATACTGCCAGTGGTTCCCACATCGGCAGCAATTAGTCCAGTCGTGGCTACCAGGGTGTAGACGCTCGCATCGATCCGCCATACGTCGAGAGCCCACGAATAGATTCGATTGGACTGGAGGAATGCCCCCGCGAGAACGAAACGCGTAATCACCTTCGCACCGGGCGTCACATCCCAGTGCATCGCCACGCCGTGGTGGGCTCCGTCAGAATTGACCGGCATCCCGGCAGAGGTTTCCAATGCAAGATAATCGTCACTAGCGGGCGGCACGGTACTCGCCACAGCCGTATCTGCTGACGGTCCGTAGTTGTAGGTGACGAGTTCGTTCGGGTCATAGGCTGGCGACACCAGGCCACCCTTCACGACCTCTGTCCCGCCGATAAACTGCGGCATTCCGGGCATGATTTACTCCGTTCCTGTCTGGCGTTGCCGACGGTTGTGACCTACCAGCCGACCAGCAAGCCGCTGGCCGTCGTTCCGGTCCGATAGACCTTGGTGATGAATGCGCCAACGAGTCCACCGCTCTGAATCGGAATCGATAGTGACGAACCATCGAGCAGGTCAACCTTCACGACGCCGCCGACAGTAGCCATGATCCAGCGGACTTCTTTCGTTGGCGTGAAGTCGGTCGCCGAAAGGTCGACGGATTGGCCACCCACGATCGGACCTAGGTGTTGTGTGTACGAACCCATTTGTTTCTCTCCGCGATGACTATTGCCTAGCGACGTCGCCCGCTCCGCCCAACTTGGCCTTTATTTGCTCTATGTTGGCGGCCATCTCGTCGTGGTCACGAGCGTTGCTTTCAAAGAACATTTTTGTTTGTCGCTGCACTTCCACGATCTCCTGTAGCACGGTCGTCGACTGGCGAAGCGTCTCGTCCATTTTCTGCAGGGTTTGCGAAGTCGACTCGAGCAATCGCAGGTGGCCATCCACGACCGGCGGGATGTACTTCCAGGCAATGACACACATGAAAAACACCAGGGCCGTGCTCACGCCGAATGTCTGGAGCCACCGAATCCACGTTTCGGCCGATACTCCGAGCCACCTGGCCGCGCCGTTTCCGTTCTCAACTGACGCCATTTCAAGTCCGTTCTAGCGGTCGTGCCGCGGGCGGGATCAATCGGAGTGATGGTCCGCTGGCAGTCGCACGTGATCCATCAGCGGCTGCCAGCGGGTGAACGAAGCCGTCCTGGCTTCGACTATCGCGATAACGCACGCCGGAAAATCACAAACCGACGCCCGGTTCGTTGGTACGTGGTCCGGGCCCGCTTGACTTCAGCGATCGGGCGCGCGACCAGGACGGAACGTTCCGTTTTCTTCAAAACCTGCTTGACCGGACGACTCTCCGGAGTGCACACGCCCCCCGGGCACTGGCCATTGACGGTCCCCGCGACCAGCATGACGAGCAGTGCGATCAAAAATATCAACCCCTTCATGGGTATCTCCCTAATTTGTGTTCGCGTTCCTATGTTATGGCTCAGCAGCTGCGAGGCGTCGTCAGAACGTCTCGCTACACGCCTCAGCAATGGCAGCGTCGAGTTCTTTGTCGCTCATCGTCTTCGCCTGCGTGAACACCTCGTCCACAACTCGCGAAGCCTGCCGCCTCCAACGGAAACCAGCACAACCGCCAACAGAATTGCGGATCTTACGATCCGCTTTCACCTTCTGACCACGTGAAGGGTTCTTGATCGATTCACGGATTTCAACGTTGTTCTGCGGGCAGTTCTCCATGATGCCGCTGATCGCCGCCATGATTGCTTCGATCAACGCTGCCCACCCGATCGCCGAGTAGCCGGCGATAATCCGGGGAGGATTCCCGGCGTCGTAATCGTCGATTCCGTCCGACACGTCTTTTTTCTGCGCGCCGATCGCACCAGCCGCGACACTAATCGCAAAGTCCTGCAAAATCTTCATCCGTTGGTCTCCAGCTCAAAATGGGTTCAATTCACGTGCTTCGTAGCACGCATCCTATTCGGTCAATTCAGTGTCGATGTACCCGATGGCTTCATCGGGGACAGCATTCTTTCCGGTCATTTCAATCACGTCTTCTTCGTTGTGCGAATTGCGAATAATCCACACCAAGTTCTGGTACACACCTTCCTCGAATCGCATCGCCTTAATCGCCATCGCATGGCCAAGGTGAATCCAAGCACCATGTAACGGCCGTCCATAACACAGGATGGACAGGCAGTGCTGCGTCATCACATCATCGCCAGCTTTGGGATTCGTGTCCCACGCTGTTTTCATCCGGTGCTTGGCTCGTTCCGTGTCCCACCCCGGCTTGTACTTGCGATAGTCCGTACTAAGCGAGTTGGGAATGTACTCGGCTGGCGCAACACCCTTATCGCGTGAGCCCTGCAGGAACTCGTCCAGGAAATAACCTGCGTTCCGCCAGTTGACAAGCCAGCCCATTGAGACGGGAGCGAGCTGGACGCACGGCTTGCCTTCGGCTGCTTCGACGGTCATCTGGCACGCGGTGCCGCTCCAGGTCCAGCAGTATTTGAGTCCGTTTTGATACCACCTCGTGCCAGGTGGGCACCAACTGGAATACATGTGGTGAATGGGAAGCGACTTTTCTGCCCAGCAGCGGGCCAGGACTTCCTTGTAGGAATCTTTCGGAACGAGAATATCAGGGACAGACTCAACGGGGATGATCCCCTTTCCGATTGCGACTGAATCACCGTATCGGAACCGTCTTGGGATGACCTGCGGCTCACCGACTCCGATGTGCTCGGTGAGTATCGCAACGTCGGATGGGTTGTCCATGTCGATGCGAAGAACGCTCATTTTAGCACCTCCGTTGCCAACAACGCATCCAACTCCTTCGCAGTCGCCGGTAGCGGGAAGTCAACGACCTTACCGCCGTCTTTCGATGCGACAGCGACACGCGGCATCGGATCACCATCGACGGCGTTGTAGAAAGGTCGGAATTTGCTTTGTGGGCTGGGTGCCGCATTGCCCGCCAGGACACCCAACAGACTGTGACCAGCTGCTTTCAGCTTCTCGCGGTACGCCATCGAGTTGAGAATTTCCCGTTGGTCCGCTGTCAGATTGTCCAACTGGTCGGGCGAGTAGAACAGGACCACCTGATACGGGCCGCCTGGTGGCAGAGGCGGCGGGGGAGGGGGGACTGGAGGTGTACCACCCAACACCTTGAACGTCGCTTTCTGCGAAATCTTTCCGTTCCCCAGAAAGTTGTTGAACGTGATCGACTTGCCTGTTCCATCAATGAACGTGATAGGCTCTACGTGAATCCATTCGAGCTGGTATTCGATCGTGTATTCACCGGGCGGAGCGCACACAACGAGGTGTGTCGCGTCTACCGTATGCACGTTGACCTTCGGAGGGATGACCCACCCTGGTCCATCGACCTTGGCTCCTTGGGGAACCGCCGATTGAACTGACACAGGAATCGGCACGTGCTCCCTGTTCTCGGCCGGAACATCGATTTGCGCCAACGCACTGGCAGTCATCGCCAGCCAGGCGAGCAGGAGAATGATCGGTCTCATTGCACGGACTCCGTTGGTTTCACCCGTAGCTTGACGGGCAGTGCCTTGCCGGCCACGTCGAGTTCGAACTCAAGGCCATTCTTTTCGACGTGGTCGATCAGTTCGGCCAGGTCCTTCGCGACATCCCGTAAGGTCTCGACGCCTTCTTTCAGCGTCTTCTGCAACGCCTGGTCCGCGTTGTCGATCGCCTGGTCGGCCTTGGCGAGCGTCGCGTCCGCGTGGTCCGCAACCGCCATCGCTCGCTGCTTCAGTCTTCGGAACATGTTCTTCTCGTGTATTCAAAACAGGCGGTTGGCCGGTTTCGGTGTCGTCGGCCGGCCCCGGCCAACCGCTAGGAAGCGAACAGTGCGTAACGACTAGGCCGTGACGCCCGTGATGAGGTGTCCCGCCTCGGCGTGCAGAATCTTGACGTGCCGCTTGTTGCGCGCCCGGATGATTCCGCCTCGCCGCGATTCCTCGCGGTACTCTTCGATGATCAGTGACGATTCGCCGTCGTCGTCGCCAGGGATCGACGCGTTGCCTTCGCTTGCGAAGACCGTACGGCCGATATTCGGCACCGGGGACTCCAGGTCGCCGGTCATGCCGTCCTCGTTGATGTGGCAAACCATCGCCTTGGTGGCGTCCCAGACACGCGAGAACGAGGCCGCTTGGCCCTGGTCAGTGGTGTTCTTGAATCCACGTCCAACGATGATCTTGCTGAGCCCGAACAGTTCCTGCAGGCCGGAAATCAGACCCAAGTTCTTCGGGTCATCCTTCCCGCTGTACTTCAACAGGTCCTGCACCTGGGCTGTGCGTTTGAGCTTCAGCAACGCGTAGTCGCTCAAGACCAACGCATTCGGCGCCATCCCTGAGGAGGTCTTCACCTTCTCGATCGCGTTGTCGATGTCGGTAATCGGGACGCCAGACGCAGCCGTCGACCAGATCCCCGCGGTAGCCGTCGTCAATGCGGCACCCGTCCACGTCGACGTGTTGAAGACGGCGGTGGCAATGGCGGCTTCCAAGGCCATCAGCACGCGGTGAATCGCCCGCTGAGTGGCGATCGATTCCGCACGCAGGATGTCTCCGTACCGCTCGATCAGCAGATCGTCGACAACCTCCTCGACGCCATGCTCCTTGCAGTCGTACGAGTCCGTCTTCCACTGGAACGTATCCCGGGCGTACGCCGATCGCGGGCCGCGCTCCGTGTCCTCCGTCTTCCGCAACAACTCCTCGACATCGATCTTGGCGAACGACGCCGCGTCCTTGGCCACTCCGATGGCGGGCAGGACCTGTAGACCGATGTAACCCAATCGACTCGCAGCCAGGTTGAACTCGGCGTAGCTCATCGACAGGTCAAACCGTGTGATTGCAACACTCGGACTTGCCATGTTCTTTTACTCCGTTTGTGTGATTTCTCTGCCGAGAGGCAGTTGGTTTTCCCTTGCGATCAGCCAGCCGTTTCGCCGGCCGCAGTACTACGCCGGCACAGCTGTGGCCACGTTCGGCAGTACTTCGACAATCGAGCCGTCTCCGCTGGCCGCTAGAATCGCTTGGCCGATCTCAACTTCGCCACCACCGGTGACATCGTCGACCTTGCCGCCCGCGGCGCCGTAGATCTTGGCGCCGAGAGCAAAAGCACCGGCCGCCACGAACTTACGGGACCCGCAAACGTTGTTCGGAATGACCTGCGCCTTCGTGTCACCGCTCAGTACGGTGTCAGCCAGCGTGCCAATCCCCTTTTCGGTGGCCGAGCACGCGGCCAATGCCGTTCCGCTCCACTTCACACGCAAGTACTTGGCCAAAGCCGTTCCGTCGTGCGGAAGCGTCAAAGTTCCTGTTCTGGTTTCCATCTATAACCCCCCAAATCGTGTTTCGTTTGATGTTGAGTACCACTGGCCATCGGCCAGGTGCCGGCGACGTCGCGCTATTCGGCGCTATTTCGCGCTATCGGCCTCCGTGTCGAACTTTTCGTTGATCAGGCGAGTGGCCTTCCGACTTCCGTTGGTGGCCAATAAGAACGCTCGGTGCAGATCCGGATTCGCCTTCGCCACGAGCATGACCGCCGCCTGTCGAGTCAAGCTCGCGTTCGCCTTCATACGCTCGCGAACTGCCACGTCCATGTCGCAAATCGGGTCACCGGTGGCGCCGACATAGCCGTCTTCATCCACGGTGGACTGCTTGCCGAGCGGTTCGACACCGGGCTTCTTCGCGGCGGCCGAGGCCTGCTCGAGCTGCTGCTTGTGCGTGGCCTCGTTGTCGGCCTGCTGCTTCTGCATCTGCTCGAGCCGCTGCTCCAACACGGAAGCCCAGGCGGTCTGTGCCTGCTGAATCGTCGCGCCCTTCTCGAGCTGCGACACGATGAACGAATCATCCGCCTTCGGCAGCGACTGCTTGATTTCCTGCAGCGTGGCGGCCGTGATCGGATTCTCCTGAGTCGTCATGCCTACTCCTTTCCGGCGTCTGGCCGGGCTTGAATTGGACAGGTTGCTGATCACCTGGTCGATCGTTTGAATCGCGTCGACCAGACCATAACCAATCGCCTCAGACGCCGGATGAATCCTGCCGTCGGCGATCTTCTTCACTTCATCAATCGTCAGGCCACGCCCGCGCGCGACCCCGTTCAGAAATTCCTCGTTGAGTGCGTTCACGATGCGCTGGACTTCAGCCAACTGGGCCTCGGTAATCTCCGTGCCGGGGACGCCGGCACCCTTGTATTCACCAGCTCGCACGACGTGCACCTTGACGCCCAGCTTCTCGGCCACCTTGCTCTGGTCGTAGAGAACCGCGTACGTCCCGATCGAGCCGACCAGGGCGGTCGCGTTGTTCGCGAAGACTTTGTGCGCCTGGCTGGCGACCCACATGGCCGCCGAGGCGGTCAGGTCCTCGATGTACGCATAGACCGGCTTGTGCTTCGCGGCCTGGGCCACATCCGCGGCCAGGTCGGCGGTGCCGGCGACGGTTCCCCCCGGAGAATCGATCGCAAGCAGGATCGAACCCACTCCGTCGTCGGCAACCGCCTGCCGCAGCTGTCGTCTGGCAAACACCGTGCTGGCTCCGTCGCTCATCGACGAAACGTACTTCATCATCGGGCCGCGCAAGGAGATCACAGCCACGCCATCGCCGGCAACGGTGTACAGCCTCTTCTCGTCAGAGGCAGCCGCTGCGGGCTCGCCGGTCCTATGGGAAACCGACGAGCCCGCCTCCGCCCGGTCCCACCGCGGGTCAAGGTGGTGAATCGAACCACGGTGAGATTCCAAGTGCGCGTGCAGGTTGAGGCCTTGAACTCGATCGACTGCTTGACGAAAACGCGATTCCTCGATCGCCCACAGGCCGAAGAAATCATCAATGACCGCAGCGGGAACGCCATCGAGGTTTCGCAAATTGTGCTGGATGATCGACGACAGGTCGAAGTCACTCTTCTTTGCCATCGCGTTGCGAATCCTTTCCTGGCTGCGGCTGATTCTTTGGTGGCTCATCCTGTTCGTCAGAGCCATCCAGGGAGCCCGTGAGCGAGACTTTCACGGCCGACTCGCCGCCGTAGGCAAGTTCACGCCAGCTCAGCCCGGCGTCCGGATACTGAGTGTTGATCTCGTTGGCTTTCTCGATTGCCTTCACGACCAGGATGGCACGGTCTTCAACAATCTCGGTCGTGAGATCGTCGTAGTCGATGCCGCGCTCTTGCGCGCGACGCCGGCCGCTCGTGAGGTTCTTCGTCAGACGCAGATCGTCGGCGGCCGCGTCCTGCACCGGTTGGATGTACGGCCAGCCGCGAGGAGTCCAGCGGTGCCCGAGAAGGTTGATGCCGCTCCGGATGCTCGCCCGAGCCATGACCGGATCCATCGCCATCCACTGGCGGACCTTCCACCGGAACACCGGCGAGTGAAACTGCGCGATCATGTCCGTCTGGATCTGCGTGAAGCGGAGCCTGGCCTGGTCGATGACGCCGCGGTACCCGTTGAAGTTGGTCTTACTGGCGTCCAACATAAAGACCATCTGCGGCAGGTCCAGGTTAATCGCAATGATCGACAGCAGCATGGCCGAGTGGTCGAAGAACGCTGGCGCCGGGATGTTCGCGGCCCACGGCTTGATTGTCTCGCCATTGACGCCACGAATGACCTGTCCCGGAGAACCGCCTTCCTCGAATGCACTCGTACCGTCCGACCTGGTTACCTCCGTGCGAGCCCCGCCTTGCCGGTCCGGAGGTGCAATGTCCGCATCCTTAAACTCGCGGATGATAGCTATGAACGACGACCGCTTCGCATTGACCATGGCCGCGAACTGCAGATCATCGTGGTACCTGGTCGGGAACACGATCGGAGCGAATGCGGACACGCCGCGCCGCTGATTGAACCGCCGCGGATCGTAGACCTGGAAGACCTGACGGTTCCCATCGTCGTCTCGTGCGGGAATTCGCCGCACTTTGGTGCGCGCCGTAAGGGCCCGCGTGCCGGCCAGGTTGTCGGACGTGAAGTGGAAGGCCTCACGTCGTTCGTTCCGGATCTCCACACCGTGGATGATGCCGGTGCCGGCCGTGATCTTGCTGCCTTGACGGTGCGGGTTCCTGCACCGGTGGTTTTCGATCGCCTGCACCTTGCCATCGGTCGTCGGCAGGGAGAACACATCACCATCGACGATCCGGGTCCGGAGCATGCTCCGCACGAGCTGTTCCCAGTTGCGTTCACCCTCATAGTCGCAGTTCGAGGGCTCGGACGCCCAGTCGCGCCACCTGGCCATCAGCTCCGCGTCGAGTCCGGAATCCCCGGTCTCAATTTGCAGGCCGAACCCGTCTTGCACGATGTTCGCGACTGCGCGCGTGACGCCCTGGCCAATGATCATGTTGTCGCGATCGTCGAAGCGGGCCCGCTCGACGATCAGAAAGTACTGCTGCTCGCTCGAGTAGTGATAATCCGCCCCGGTACCAGACGGATTGACCCCCGGCGGTCGCGGCAAATATCGCGAAGACGATCCGGCGAAATAGCCCGCGTGCACGTCGTGCATCTGTTTGGCGAACGATCGATCGATGGAGTCGCCAGCGGCCAGAGCAGCAGCAGCGAATGAATCCGCGTAGTAGCGGCCAATCGCCGCGGCGTTCAGCCGCGCGGCCTCGCGTTGATCGAATCCGTTCGACTGGGCTTTCATACGCGTGAATCAAATTCCGTGAAGTCGACATCGAGCACCGCCGGTGTTGGATCGTCGGTACGATAGGCGGCCACAAAGGCACGTGCGTCTTTCAGCTCACCACGTAACACCTCCAGGTTGAACTCATGCTCTGCACCGGATGCTCCACCCTTGCGCTCACGCTGTGCGTACCGCATCAAGAACCGCACGGCCGTAATGAAGGCACGTGCTTTCGCGACACTGCCGTCCTCTTCGTACGATGCGTTGTCGTCGTACGCAGCGAGTACTTCGGCCAGCGTGCTTGTGGAGCGGAGGGTTGACATGCCGAGAGCGGAATGTATCGGATTTTTTCTGTCAAGGCGCAAAAATAAAAAAAGGTCCTGCGCGAACAGGACCTTTTTACAGAAACGACGGTGTTCGAAAAACAACTAGTTAAGAATCCACGGCGTTTGCCACGTATTCAAGCAATCGGCAAAGCACCTGCTCTTTGTTTTCGATCGCCACTTTTTGATTTTCGTCCACGAATCGTTCTTCGGAATCCAAACATTCACCGTGAGCGAGCATTCCGAGCCGAATTCTCGCGAGCGCGAGACCTTGCGAAACGCTCAAACGACGCTGGCGAAATTCACGCGGCCACCCACGTTTCGAAATTTGGTACCCATCGCCGTCGACCAATTCGCCAATCGGAATTTTGATCGTCACAAATTTCGGCGCGTCGCTCAAAACTTCGTCGCTTTGTGCCGCGGCCGGAATATTTTCGGGCGAATCTTGTATTTCCTCCGCCTCGTCGTGAATATCCTCTTCGGATTCCGGAATATCCGGAAAATCACCTGCGACGGTTGGCGGTGCCTTACGCGGACGACCTCGCCCGCGTTTTTCCTGCGGAATGCCGGGGACTGGGACCGGAACGGAATTTTCCATCGAACTTGTCATTGGTACTGACCTCCCATGTCGTAGAACGGCCGACCGTCCGGTGTCTCCGTCGCATCGGCCTGCACGTGATAATCGGCCGCGACAGTCGCAGCCGACGGTTGAAGCGGTAGCAAATCGACGCCGCAAAATCTCGCGGCCGCTGACGCCAAATACGTCGCATCGAAAAAGTGATTCGCGCGGGAAAGCGTCTTCCAGATTTTCAATTCGCCCTTCTCGGGAAAAAATACTGTCGTCTCTCGCTCGGCGGCCAGGTGCCGGCAGAACTGCGAATGGTCCCCGCTCTCGGGCACGAACAGCGTCATGGCGCCGGGCTGCAGCTCGCCGCCTTCGCCCATCACGGGCGTGAGCATCCGCGCGTGAACGAACGACTTCCAGGCGTCCGCATTCACGATCGCTAGATCAGTCTGGTATTTTTTCAGCCGCGAAAAATAGAAATCATCGCCCACGTGGACTGTGTTGCGATCGCGTTTGAATTTCTCGGTGTACGGCCGGCGGTATTGCTTTCCGGCGCCACGACCAACAGCCGCATGGACGCGACGGTACCACTTTTCGGTCTGTTCGCACTCGCGAGCAAATTTGAAAATTGTTTTCGTTCGCCAGCCGGCGTCGACCCACCATTGCAGCGGGAAAATCGTTTCCGCTGAGTTTTCCTGGGGAAAACCGCCGTCAAGAATCTTGTCTCGGATATACCGCAGGGCTGCCAGAATGGCCTTTTCCGGGCCCAGTCGCTTGGAAAAAACCTCCACGACCCCGTAATTGACGACCGTCGCGCGAGCATCGTCGCTGCACCACGAAATCGCCACCCAGTGAATTTTCCTGTCGCCGATGTCCGTTGCCACCGTCACGACGTCATGATCGTACGGGACGACGTTGCGTTGCGTGTTTCCCATGCGTTTCATGGCGGTGTAGGGGTCGAGAAAGTCGTCCTCTTCGTCGTCCGGCTTCCAGGGAATCGCGTACTGGAACTGGTCGAGCGCCTTCTTGGCCGAATCCTGGTCCACATCGCGAGCCTTCGACCACTCAAGCGATCCAAGCATGGCCGATGACCGAAACGTGTTGTCGACGGCAGACCACCGGAATCCGAGCGTGCGGGTTTTCGGAAGTTCGCCCAGGATGGTGCCGCTGCGGTCGATCGCCTGGCCGCGGTGAATGATTTTGCTCCGCGCATTGGCCTGAAATCGCTGCTTGTCAGTCCATTTCACGCCGCATGTAGGGCAACAAAAGCCTGCCATGTCGCCAGCGTCGATCTCGTTGTCGGCCGTCTGCCAACCGCGGAAGTGCTCGCGATCCGGCGTCACCCAGTGCGTGCAGGCCGGGCATGGCCGGACGATCCGTGATGCCGTTCCGGCCTGGTACCGGACCCACGTTTGACCGATCGTCGTCGAGACGGTGCATTCCATCACGACAAAGGCGTCCAGATCGTACGCCAACGTACGGGCCAGCAGCTGCTCGATCGGATTCGACTCGTCGCTCGTCTCGGTCGCCTCGCCACCGCCATCGGTCTCGGTGATGATCAGGTTTGGCGCCGTCTCACCGGCGCGGGATTTATCGCCGCCGCCAAAACTCATGAACGTCAGGTGCGTGCCGTTCTGAAATTCGATCACCCGCAGCTTTGTGGCACCTTTCGAACCTGGTCCGCGCACCGGAAGAAACTCCGCGTAACGGCTCTCGCGAATTACCGGCCGGAGATCCTTGATCCACTTCGACGCGGCCATGTCCAAATTCGGCAGGCCAACGATCACGTCCTGCTGCTTCTCGAACAGGCAGTAGAGCGTCGGAATCACAAAGCAACAAAGCGTTTTTCCACTTTGAGACGGACCGGTCGCCACGTGGATCTGCCAACGCCGCGAATCGACCAGGTCGAACCATAAGCCGCTGGCGGGCATCCTGTGACAACGAAACTGCTTGCCACGGTGTGGACCGTTGGGCAGGATAATTTCATCCTCGGCCCAGGCACGCATCGAGCGCGGCGGTCGCTCAAGCGAATGCTCAAGCAGGTACCGCGCCTCGGATGCCAATCCGAATTCAGCTTGCAATGTTGCTGCGGTCACTCTCTGCCTTTGGTTTCTGGTTTTCGAATTTCTCGACGATGCGTTTTGCATCTTCCACGGCGGATTCCAAAATCTCGAACGCGCGCGGCCCGAATTCCGTCCGCAACTCGGCCGAGGCCTTACGGAAGGCATCGGCCACGAACTCGAAAGTCCGTCGAACTTCGTCCAGGTGACGGAGTTGGCCGCGCGCGGTCGCGTTCTCCATTTCGGCTCGATCCGCCTGCGCGCGGCGTAACCGTTGGATTTCCGCGTCCTTCGGACTCCCCGTTCCACACCTGGCTGACAACGCGTGCGCGTTCTCGGCCAAGAACTCGTGAAACGCTCGCACGAATGCCGTCAGGTCGATCGTGCGTCCACTGAACGGAAGCCCGTAGCGGTCCGCCTGTTCGTTGATCACCTTCGCCGCGCGGCCCGACATTTCGCGCCAGTGCTTCTGCGGAATCGATCGGTAGTGCTCCCATCGTCGTCGTTCGTCCTCCGCTCGCTCCCAGCGTCGCAGTGCTTCGCGCTCGTCGCGCGTCGTTGCTTCGCCGCGTTTTTGTTTTTCCGTCGCCTGCTGAGCCAGCTGGCGATCGATCTCCTGCGAGGCCGAAACCGTCGCATCCTGCTGTGATTTGACCGTTGGTTTGGCCTTTGCCATCCTTGCCTAGACCCCCTCCCGTGGGTTGGAACTAACCGAAAATCTCACTTGTGGACGCATCTTTGCGGCTCGATCGCCTGGCGGAGCCTCGCGGGCCCCGGGGGGCCTAAAAAGGACCCGCCGCATGCACTATGTGCCATTTATCCCAATTGCCCCTATGACAGACCCCTTCCGTCGTTGCCCACTGACCGCACTGTGTGGCTCTGGCGTTGTTGATCGATGCGATGGGCTTCGGCGCGATTGCTCTTCCTGTGGCGACCAGGTGCGTTGGATGGCCAAGCACTGTTCGCGAATCTCTTCCTCGGTTGGCTCGTACGCCGTCATGGTAGCAACACAACGCGGACACCGAGTCCAAGTACGTGCGTCCCACGTGTACTTGCAAACCTCGCACGTCGTCATGATCTCGCACATGTCACGCCCCTTGCTTCTCGAACGCGATCCAATCGCCCTCGTCGTCGTGCAGCTCACGCACTGTCCAGCCTGGCATGTCACCCATGTCCACGGATCGGTGGATCCACTGCGCGCTCACCACGTCGCAGGCTGGGCATCCAGGTGAGCGATCCGTCGGGCCTCTGGACCAACATCCAACGTTCGCCAATCAACGAGCGTGATGGCCATGGCTCGCAAACAGAACACCGCAGCGGTCCACCGTAGCGCAGTCGCCAGAATTCCGGAGACCAGCACTCCAGGCACGGTATTGGATTCTCTGTTGGAAGTTCACAACTGGTCGCTCGTTGGCTTTTTTGGTCTCGGATAACCGTGTTCTCGACGGATGCGAAACAAGAGACCGCCTCCGTCGTTGATGTCGGTGTCGACTGGCGAATTCGATTCCTGGTCAGAACTCCCATTGTGCTGCTCCTCAACCGTCTCGGTGTGTTGGCCTTGCGAAGGGTCGCTATCTGGCAGAATTGGTTCGGTTGGCTCTATCGAATCAATTTCATGCTCGAACAAAACCGTGATGTTTTCGTTTTCAAATATTCTCTGAAACACATTTACCTCAACACCGTCGCCAACGTACTGATGCACGACCAGGCAGCAAGCCTCAATCGCTTTCATTTGCCTCAGAATGGTGGGGTAGTCGTCTCCGATGAATGGTTTGCACTCAATGCGAATGCCATGGCCAACCACCACGTCAGCGCCTTTGACTTCGAACCGAGGGGTTCCAAGTTTAGATCTGCTGACAGGCCGGCCCGTGAACGCAATTGCGAATTTCCAAAGAAACTCCTCATCGAGAAATCGGGCCTGCAGGCGGTTGTGTTCTGGGCTGTCATCGCCGGCCGCGAAATTGTTCACGATAAGCGTGTAGAAGGTCATGTAGCGATCACGGAACCACGGCTGTGCTGCGAGCCAGTTGCAGTACTCCGGATCGTTCTGCAGAACTTCGGCCGGCTGGCCTTTGTACTTTCCAAACGGAATGACCGGAGATTTGTTTTGAAACGAATCTGTCATGCTGATTTCCCTTGAAAACCCAAGTGCACCAAGTGCACCGAATGCACCATGAACCCCTATCCCCCCCTATACACGTGTATTCATGTGTATTACCTATATATCTATCTATTGATTTATTGAAAACAAATTAAGTAATGGTGCACATGGTGCACATGGTGAAACTGTTGATGTCAAACGACTTGTGACGCACCATGCTCACCATGTGCACCATCAGAATTTAGAGTTTTCACTCAACCCACCGCCTTGGCGATACGACATGCCGAAGTAGGACCACGTCCTGGAACCTCCAGACTGGAATTGCTTCCTCGTTACTACGTCTTTCAATGGTGCACTTCTTGTCACCTCTTTGCCAAATCCACGGTTCGAAAGCGGCCTGTATCCGTCCGCTTCACACCACTTTCGATAGTGGTCGTAGAGCAGCGCGCAGGACACTTTTTCGTCAGCATCAATGACGACGTTTTCGGCCAAAAACTCACGCACCGGATTGCCCTCCAGGCGGTAGTCTTCGACCGCTTTTTCGCACTTCTCGGAGACCGTGAACGATCCGTTCTCTTTGAGCCGGCGTAGCCCGTCGATCGCCCACATCAAGATTCCAGGCAGCTCGCCGCTCTGTTCCCACCACCAGGGTTTGTCCATGTTCTGGATTCGCTTACTGGCCGGCACCTGGAGGTTGAGCGGAACGACAATCATGCGTCTCCAAATGCCGTCTGATTTATCCGAGAACCGTGGACGATTATTGCACCCGATCATCAGGCGAGCCGTTGGGTAGGCCTCCAGCGGAGCAATTCCCTTTCGATCGAACATCATGCGTTCACCGGCCGTGAACGACTTCAAATTGCCTTCCGACTGTTTTTCGATTTCGCCGGCGTCCGGGGCAATGTTCGCCAGTTTTCCAATAGTCTGAGTTTTGGAAAATCGATCACCGAATATTTCGAGCGGCACGTGGGAGACGTTGTCCGTTCCGAGCATGGCCTCGATTGCCGCGAAGTAGACGGATTTTCCGTTCGCCCCCTCACCTTCGAGAACCAAGAATTTTTGCTGGCCGGTATCTGGAAGCAGTAGGTAGCCTGCCCATTCTTGGAGGATCGCGATTCGCTGCTGATCCCCCTCAAGGTTGTATTCAAGGAAACTCATCCATTTTGGACAGTCAGAATCTGGATCGAATCGGTACGGCAAGCAGACCGTAGAAAACCAGCGTGGTGAATGGTCCATCAGCACACTGTCCGCGTCGGAGAATAATGCCTCGATATCCAAAAGGCCATTTTCCAGGGCGATCAATTGTCGCGGCTCACGAACTCCGTGCGCGTCGTCAATCCACGTCCCGAGTTCCAGGTGAGCCGGTGTGATGACCATCGACTTCGTAGCGGCCATGACGTTGCGTGTTAGGGCCTGGGTGACCTTTTTGACTTCTCCAACTCGCTTGGTGGGATCCTTTTGGTCGTCGATGTTCTGCCGGTCGAATTCTTCCTTAACGGCCAGACAAACTTTCGCCTCGAGCTCCCCGGACGGGATTTTCCGATAGCGGTTGCGTTTCCATACGTACCACTCGTCTCGCCAATTACGAATTGTGGCGCCGTCGAACCGCATGGCGTACCGCTGCAGGTTCATTTTTGCCAGGCGGTGCGGATCGTCGATCGATTCGATTGCCGAGGTTATCGACGCTGTTGGTTTCTCGAGCGGCGTGGCCTCGGCCACCAGTTGGTCGAAATCGGCTCGCGTGTGGCCATCCGAAAAATAGTCTCGCAGGTCGTTTCCGTGGTCCGCCCTGATTTCGTAGGGGAGGCGAACATGTTTGCAGCTGGCAGCATGCTCGGCCGCGAATGGCGCCCAGCCTGGCCGCTCTTCCACGTAGGTGGCACCGCTTTCCCCGGCTTCGTCCGCATCGTGGACGACAATCACGTCCTTTGCTGAAAAGTAGTCCGCTAGTCCGGCGACCTTCCGCGGGTCTTCCTTGGCGCCGTGGACGTTGCAGACCACGTCTTCGAAGTCGGCCGGCCCCTGCGAAAGCAAGGCCATGGCGTCTGATGGGCCCTCAGTCTTTACGATCGTAGTTCCGCCGGCAAAGTGTCCGATTAGCCCTGGCTGCGTGCCAGGCATTGTTTTGATTTTCACCCAGGTGACGGAGCCGCTTTCCGAGTACGCCGGTAGCGTTTTTCCATTGAGCGGGAGAATTACCCAACCAATCGGGTCGCCGTCTGGCTTGGCTGGCGATCGTACGGGCAGGGCAATTACCTGCCACTGGCCGCGATAGGTCGCGATTCGGCCACCGACCAAACGGACAGCATCGGGAGTGATCGGCGGCTTTCTCTCACACCACATGGAGACCAGGATTTCATTCCAGTCGCGAAATTCCAGGTGCTCAGCCGGATTCGCGTTTCGGTCCTTCCGCTTCCGGCCGTTTTTGGACGGCTTGATTCCGAGGTAGTCGGCGACCAGGCCCAGGACGGTCACGAAGTCGCGACCGAGCAACCACTGAACAACGGAAAATCCGTCTCCGTTCTTCGCTGTGAAGCACTGGTTGCAGATGGCGCCACCGGATTCATCCGCGAAGAACCGGAATCGGTCCGTGCCGCCGCACTTGGGGCAGGGGTGATGTTTCCCGTCCAGGATGGATAGGTCGACTCCGGCCAGGCGCGAGACGATCTCGCCCCACCTGGTTGCTGCAGCATCCCGCACGACTTCGATGTCGTATGCCATCGCTCCCTCGATCCTTCCGGTCACCTAACGGACGATTGCCCTGCTTGTTGCCAGACCAACGCATCACAGCCCAGCGTCAACCTTCGAATGTTCCAATAATCTCCAGGATTCGCGTCAATCGCCGAACTGGGTTATCGAGCCTGCCTGCCTCGCTCGCGATCTTGGTGAGTATCTTCAATGTCTTCAGGCGATATGAGAAGTCGTCACAAGCTCGAAACGTGGCGAGCTGCTCGGTTCTTGCGTGCCACTCCCTCGACAGCCAATACACGTCCTTGTCGCGTTCCTTCGCCTCAGTTACCAACGCCCGCGCTTCCGCGAGCTGCGTTTCCAGTTCCGCAATCCGCGTGTCCTTGATGCTCATAACCCGCATTACACCGTCCAGCGGACTGCCGTCGAATTCTGTTGCCCCTGGTTGCTCCTCCAGCCACGCGCGAATATCTCGCACCCACTGCTCGTACACATGACTAGTTAGGTCCATTGCAATCCCCTCCCGTCTTCGCGGCTTCGATTACCTCTCCAACGTCACCAGCAATCTTTTTTTGCATGTCGTTCAGATCGCCTCTAATGTCTCTGAGTATTTTCAATAAGGCCTTGTTCGCCGCCCGCGCCTCCGCAAGCTGCTGCTGGAGTCTCCCGGTCTCACATAATGTGCAAAACGGTTTGAGACCAGTTCCCGCATCTGGGTACGAGATGAATCGTGCGTGATGTTCGCAATTGTGTTCGTAGGTCACTCCCAACTCCCCGCCGCTGCGGCTTCAATCGCCGCATCGACATCCGCGTCAATTGAATCTGGGTCGATATCAGGTGCCGAGAACTGCCAACGGTAGACGCCTTCCTGATCTTCGCCCACGATATCTGAGTGCATTCGCACATATCGCCACCGCCGAGCATCAACCTCCGCAGCGGCGAGCCGCTTCTCTAACGCGGTCAGCCGCTTGAACTGAGCCTGGAAAGCGAAATACATGTCATTCATCGCGCCGCTCCCTCTTCATCTGCCTCGTCACGTTGCAGCAGAGCGCACTCCTGGCACAGATAGTGCCCGTCACCCTGGCAGTCGCTCCAGTCACCTAGCTCGCGGCAGCGTGGAGCGTATATCGGGCACGGGTGGTCCACGTCGCGTACGTGGGGTATGCCGTGAGGAAGATCGCGGTACGCCGTACGTTGACGTAGCCGACGATACGCGAACCGGCACAGCCACAACCAGAAACGCTGCATCACACACCTTCCGCCGCGCGTGCGGCTTGCTAAAGACCCGTCATGCCTTCTATCGCTTCGCAGAATCTCACTTTCCATTCCTTACGCGGAAACGATCGCGCGTAGAGAAATGCGATCAACTCATTCACCCCAAACCCACCACGACAATTGCCGGTGACGAGCGCTTCCTGTTTAGTGAATATCTCGCAGTAAACCTCGTAAGCCGCCAGTGTTACCTCCGAACGAACCCGATATGGTCCGCGTGTACTCGGCCCCTGTACTGGGTGCTGTTCCATCACTCCCCACCTCCCTCCTTCGCGGCTTGCCATTCATCACACACGTCATCAGGGCCGACAACTCGTCCGCCCCACACTTTGTCGAAATCTTCACCCTCCACACAGCCTAAGTCGCGTCCGTCCAGTTCGATCTCCGACCAGTAGTCACGCAAGCAGCTTGGACGTGATAAGTACTTGTCACCGTGGAAGCAGAGCAGGTGATCCTTGTATTCTGGAATGTGCGAGTAGCGACAGTTCCAGCATCCTCGACTATGGATTTGTTCTCGGTGTGATGGTGGACGCATGCTAGTCTCGACTCGCCGTCAATTGTCCTGCGATCTCACGCATTGCAAGCTGCGGTACAGTCCACAGCCCCTGCATTCCTCGGCACCACACGCCGCTTGGTAATCTCCTGACATGCTTCAGCACCCAACACCACGGCCCCTCGGTGTGCACATGTTTGAGCACGTCATCGACCGTGATGCCGTCTGCAAGTACCGTGCTTCGGTCCCATCGACGCGGTCCTGCGATGCTGATGCAAGCAACCAGGTCAGCAACGGCGACAATCTGGCTCATCGGGTATGCGGCAAGTTGTTGCTTGTCGAGGTACTGGGTTCCTTTTCCGGCGTGGATCGCCAACGGACCGCGATAGTCAGTCCCCCATGCTCGATTCTCAACCCATTTTTCGCCCGACGCGATCAATGATGCGTAAGGCTGGCTGATCGTCAGTGCTTTCATGATTGTGTCCTTCTACGCATCCACTCCGAGTACTCCGCCGCCAATTTTCTCGGCACAGGCCTCAAAAACCGCCTGACGCTCCGCGGGCTTCATTGCGGCCAGTCCCTGTGACCACGTCTTCATGCGTCGTCGGATCCGTTCCCGCTCTCGGCGGCCGTTGCCGACAAATCGAGTGTCGTGGTACCGGAAAGGCTGTTCGTAGTTCAACCAAAGAAACTCTGTCACTCGGCGGCCGGCTCGGTTCACGGTCGGGATTCTGACGAGCCGGCATTCACGTAGTGTCTCGTCGTACAGTTCCGACAAATAACCTGAGATCGCGGCCGGGCACGGCAGCGACAAGAACAGCCAAAGCAAATCGCGGTGATCCGCTTCTGTCAATTCGTGCTGGTAGTACCCGGAGCATCCCAGGTACGGCGGATCCAGGTAGACGAAATGCCGCGACCACGGAAAGCCGCCAAAAGTTGCGGCGGGACCAGGTGACGCCCCATCACCAGTCGCAGGATCTGGATGCGCCGCCGGCCGCGTCACAGCATGCCGCGTCACAGCCTGCAGGCGGAAATAGCCTCGTAGCCATTCAATCGCATCGCAGCGAAACATGGTCGCATGGCCGTCGCCGCTCCGGATCGCGTCGAGGTCCATGTCGATCCCGATCGTGATTGCGGCCGGCCTTTTCAACTTGGCAATCGTTCCGCGGCCCCAGAACGGCTCGATGTAGACGTCATGCTCGGGCATTTCGGAAATGATCCGCTGCCAGACACCCGATCCACCTTTTGTTCCAGTCAACCCAGATGTGGTCGGAGCTGCTCGCATCGCAGTACTCGGCGCCGCTGCAGCGTCGCGGCTGCCGGCGTCGCTCGATCGACTGACACCGGATCCGGATCTTGCGCCCGGGTCGCGTCCGTTCGATATCATCGGTGCGTCCTTTCGGTAGTTGCTACAGCGTGGCCAGCATTGACTCAGTCGCTTTCGCCTGCTGGGCTCTCTTATTCCAGAATCGTTCGAGGAACCGGAACGTGGCGATCTCAGCCATGCGACGACTGCCCGCGAACATCCAGGGCACTCGATAATCCTGCTGGAATGCCAAGATGGACCGGAACAGTTGCTTCTGGATCTGCCTGTGTTCGCGAGTTCTGCGGTCGTTTTTCTTAGCGAGAACGGCGTCGAGTGATCCTTCGACAACAACCATGGAAGCCTCGATCCGAGCGAGGTTTGCCAGTTCCTGCTCGAATCGGTCACGGCCGCCACGGAAATCGAGAACTGTTTGCTGGCAATCGTCGATCGATTTCCGCTCGATGTGCACCCGCCCGACGTATCCGTCGATCGAATAGTCGCCGAGCTGACACGGATGACGACCGAGCGATCGCCAAAGCGTTCGGACAACCAACGGTGCATTCTTCTGATCCGCATCGGCGCGCAGGCCAACGAACGAAAACGGCTCCTGTTCATTGGAGTCGACGAGGATCGTAAACGGACAAACGACCGCCTCATCCTCTTCGTCGGTGATTTGTTGGACCATCCGCACCGACCGAAGATTCTCCAGCCAGTGATCCGGCGTCAGATCGTTCTTGAGCGTCACCCCATGGCCAGCCAGGTACAAACGGATCAGGTCCAATGTCCGCTTGCCCACGCCTGGCGTGGCCAATATGTGTTTCGGCTCGGTCTCTGCCCAGTTCTGGAAACTAGAGATTCCGAGGTAGTTCCGCACGGCTTGGATCTTGTGGTCGAGAACCATGGCTACAGCTTTGTCGGTGAGAGGATCTCGATTTCGGAAACGGACACGTGCAACTTGTCATCGTCGTCGACCAGATAGAGAAAACCGTCGTAAAGGACCGGCTTACCGACGCCAATCACGTTCTTGATCTGGCGGCAAATGTCCTTATCAGCGGCTTCCAGGTTGACCATGGCAGCAGCCAACTCGGCACGAGCGGTTGACAGTTGCTCGAATCGGTCTCGCTGATTTCGGATTGCCATGATGATCTTGTCTTTGTGATTCATGTTTCCCTCCATCACAGCTCATCGAGCATGTCGCTCTCGTCGTCCCCATCCTGGTCAGTGTCGTCGCTATCCTCATCGCTCTCATCGTCGAGTTGCTCGTCTTCTTGGTCTTGATCATCGCTGACGACTTCACCGAATCGGTCGCGGTTCTCCGACAGCCACTCAAGTACTTGGTCCTCAATCTTGTCGACAGTCGCTTGGCCGAATCCGCGGATGCTTCCCAGGCCGTCACCGCCGCGCAGATCCTCGAGCTGTCCGATCGTGCGAACACCGGCTTCCTCGAGCCTCTCAAGCTGCTTGGCCGTCAGCGATAAGGCCTCGGCAACCGGTGCGTTGCGCCAGGAGTTATCCGGCTGCGGGGCTGGCGGTGACTCCGCTTCGGCCTGGACAGGCTTCTCGCTGCTGGCGAACGGCAGCTTCTGTTGGAATTCGGGCCCGCGGGCGATCAGGTACGAAAGTCGCTTTCCAAGTTCGTCGACGAATTTCTTCTTCGCCGATGCGTCTGCCTTGGATGACTCGAACTCGCGCGTCGCCTCGATCAGCTCCCGGTTCAGCTCCCGGATCTCCTCGTAATGCTGCAACTCGATCGCGTGAACGGGACTGTCCTCCGCCGTCGTGGCTTCTGGCTGGCCGTCCACTGGGGTATCGGTGTCTTCCACTTCTGCCACTTCCGCCGTTTCTACTTCCGCTTCCGTCGCTTCCATTGTTTCCGTCGTCATCGTGCGTCCTTTCTAAATCTGGGCCAGTAACTTCGCCGCGCGTTCGCGGCCGCATACGTCTTGCCGGTGCCGGGCCCGCCGCCGAATACTCCGATCACGCCCCGCAAAGCAACTGACAGCTGCTCCGCCTGGTGGGACGTGATGTTTTCGAGCGTCGCGGTATCCGGCCAGAAGGCCGGGTAGTTTTCCGAATCGACCAGGCGGCGGGCAATGTAGGATTCGTTCGCCGAGCATTTCCGCTCCGCCATCCAGATTGCCTCGCCCTTCTCCTCGATTCGGCCGCTGCGATCGGTCCGCAGGATATCGATCATCCCCGACCGTTTGGCGAGACGGAGGGCGTCACCTGGTCGCTGGTTGCTGGCCGAGATCGAGCCGCGAACGGCGTTCACGCCGGTCGCAACCGGGTACCAGGTGTGGCCGCTCGTGTCGCTCGCGATCGCATACCACGCGCACAACGCCTGCCGCTTCAGTCGATCGGGCCTGTGACCCAGGTCCAAATACATGGCGTCGGCGGTCTTGAAGCCGATCCCGCGGAACCGCATCAGGAGATACGGATTGCGGCGGATCATGTCGGTGGCCTGGTTTCCCCACAGAGCCAGAGCTTTCTTCGCTGTGGCCTTCGGCATGCCGCGGCGATCGAGCAACCCCATCAACTCAATCGAACAGTGCTCGATGTGAGCGCGTTCCCTAAGTCGTTCGGCGACCAGATGAGCCGACTCGATGCCGAGTCCCGTGATCGCGGCCGCCACGTCGTCCGGTTGCTCACGCACCATACGGACCGCATCACATCCCCACCGCTCCCAGATCTTGGCGGCCCGCCCGATCCCGAGCCCATTGCCGCGCCCCGCCTCAGCCAGGTAGGCGACTATCCCCGACCTGGTCGCCGGTTCCGCCTCCACATACGTGGTGAAATGGAACTGCCGCTCACGGGTTCCGTTTCGCGGGTGGCTGTACATCTTCCATTGACCGAAGAACCGATAGGTTCCGGACTGTCGTAGCGGACGAGATTCGTCGTCCGGTCCCTTCACGCCATAAGACATTCCAGGAGACAGATCTTCCGGCAATTCGCCGTCAACGTGTTCGGCGTTCCCGATAACGATGTCCCCATCGCCATTGGGAAACCGAAACCGCTCGCCGCAGAACGTCGCCGTGATTTCGATTGCGGGCATGATCGGCTCCGAGGGAAAACTCGCCGGCCGCTGTGCGATCATATTCCGCAGAACACAGCAAGCCGGCGAGCCGAAGAAAGGCCACGCGCCTTTCGGAGAGGCGTCAGAGATTATCGAGGTCACCATCCGGCAGCTGCGGTTTGGACTTGCCGTTGCCACCGTTGGCCTTCGGTTCCTCATCTTGGAACGACTTCGGGTCCCGTCGATGTGCCGGCGGAATCAGAGCCAACGACTTCGGGCAACGCGGGAATGACGCACCGCGTGGATTGTCGATGTGCCAGATATCGGAAAAACTCAGCTCGACGCCCTTCTTGCCGTTGGGTAGTTCTTTTTCCTCCAGAACGGCGATAACCTGACGGCCTTCTGCGTCCTTCAACTCGATGTCGATTTCGGTCCCGAGCTGGGCCTCTGTCATCAAACCAGTGGCGATGAAGAAGGCAGCCTGTTTCTGACGATTAAACAGGCCTTCATTCTTCTGGCTGAGCTTCGGACCGAAGAAGATCAGGTCAGCAGTCCTGTCCCGCTCAGTGAAGTTGCCGTCAGCGTCCTTCACAGTGCCTTCCAACGCTTGGATCGTAACCTTGAAGCCGTCGATCGGCTTCTTGTCCTTCGTTATCGGAGTCTCGTCGGTGCCGGTCACAATCAAGTGATATGTGCCGGCCTTGTCCATCCAATTCCCACCACCGTGCGCCAGTGAATCTGGCGCTGAATACTTCATTCCCATTATCCGAGCCTTTCTTCTAGTGCGTCCTGAATCCTCAGTACATCGGAGACGCCAACGAGCCAGGACGGCGGGTACCCGAGCGTCTCAATTCCTATGTGCCAAACCTGTTCCGCGCCGAATCGTGCTACCAACTGCTGCAGGTTCGTGACCTTCTTCAGGAACTCGAATCGGCCTGGTTCGTCGGATCGAAAGGGACGTCGTCTTTCGACTTCAGGCTCCGCGCGAAGAACAGTTCCAGGTTCTTCGTTTTCAATGCGGCATGCAGAGCCTCAACGTCCTCGTGGCAGAGATCCGAGAGTTTCGTCTTGCCGGCCTGCGTCAGATGTGCCTTGACACGTTTGACCAATTCGAAATCATTGGCCATCAGTGCCTTGCAGTCGTCGACCAATGTCTGGCCGACTTCGAAATCATTGGCCATCAGTGCCTTGCAGTCGTCGACCAATGTCTGGCCGACTGCGCCGGTTTTGTCTGCTGATCGCGTTTCGGCTGGGAGACGACTCTCACCGGCAACGTTAGTGGCGGCAGCATTGAGCTTTGTCTCAAGTGCCACGATCAGTTCGGCAGCCTGTTCGAACGTCAGCTGCATGACCGACTTGGCGCCACGCTTCGCCAGTGCCTTTTCACGCTGCTCCGGCGTCACGCCAACCGCTTCGAACAGGTCTCGGAGTCGGCTCCGCTGTTCAGTCGACGAGCCTTTCGGATCGTCAGACGCGGTCGGCTCAACCGTGCCCGGCTGAGTCTCGGCCGGCTTGTCATCGACCACCTTGAATTCGGCGTCGATCGGTTCGCTGTCGACTTGGTTGGTTGCCTGCTGTGTTGGCGCCGCCTCGATCTTAGCGGCTGTCGACCGCATCAATGTTTCGACGTCCACCGGCTTGGTCGCTACCGGCTCGTCAGCCAGGTCGCCAATTTCTTCGGGGGTGTAGACACCAGCTACGACCTCGGGACATATGGTGCGGACGGCCTCGCTGCACACGCGCGCCCAGAGCATTTGACGCCTGGCTCTGGGTGTCGCCCAGTTTGTCTTGTGGGTCTTCCCGTCCTTCTTGTATACGAATGGTTCCTTCTGAGCCTCTTCCCAGGTGAGCGATTCGATGTGCGTGTTGCCATCGAATTCCACTTCAATCGACGCGACATCGGGCGTTCGCGATTTCACCTTGTGTTTTCCACCACGACGACGGAAATCAGCCAGCATCGCGTCGGCCCGCATCGACAGCTGACCGTCCATGATGTGGTAGGTCCGTTTGACGGCCAGCGGTGTCTGACGCTCGCACAGGCAGGCCATCGCAAGGACCTGGCCTTGCGATTCGTTCTCGCAACCGAACAACCGCGACTTTGCCATGGCCGCGCCGAACTCCCTGACGAATGCCATTGGATCCGCGACGTTGCCATAAATGCTTAAATCTGTGCTCATAGTTCCTCCAAAACCTTCTTTGCCTTTCTTCGTTGGTCATCACGCCACTGAGTTGCGGCGTGCATCTCGCAATTCGTCAGCGGTCGTCCCTGCCGCTCAAAACCGTTGAGTGTCGGGTCAGTCGAAACCTCCTGGCCGAAGTCGAGCTGTTCTGCTTCAGTCATTTCGAAGTACGGCTTCATGATCCGGTCTCAATCTCGCTTTCGACCTCAACTGCCGCGTTGTCCATGTAGTCGAGGACGTCTTCCATCGTCTGCTTGGTCGCGGTTCGGATGATCGGGTTTCCCGGCTGGTCCAGCTCGAGAACGTGCTCGCCCGTGTCTTGGTCGATGTAGTACCGCATGGTCGACTCCGTTCGTTTTGAAAACATGCCGGAGAACAGGCTCCGGCTTTCGGCCTCAGCGGCAACGCGTTCTGGCTTGATCCTCAATTTGGTTTCCGTCCTGCCACGGCTTACGTCGGTCGAGGATCGCTCACACCCGACGCGCCAAACCCATCAGCAATCGCATTGCCTTGCCCGGCCGGAACGAATCACCGACGCCGGACTTCATCACAGGTAGGGTATTCCGTTACTGGCGAAGCTCACGCACCAAGACCTGCTGCGTGGTGTGCAGCAAGAGTTCCTTGCTTTCGCCACTGCCATCTGGTCCGCCTTTCAGTTCCACCTCAGGCATTCCACCGCAGACGACTCCAGCGGAATCCGTATGCTGGACCGTCACGCCAATCACCGCAGACTCACGGCTGTCGTCGTTCTTTACCGTCACATGAATCGACATCACTCACTCCTTTTCCATTGAACCACCATGAACAGTTGCGGGCCGTGGAATCGAACCACGCCTGCCAGGCTTATGAGACCCGGCCGGGTTCCAGCCCGCCCGCAAGTCAATCATGCTGCATCGCGTTGCTTTCCGCCGTCGCGATCAACCAACTCGCCTCGTACGATCCGCACTTCGCTGGGGGCCTCGATGCCGATCGACACCACGCTCCCACGTATGCGATTAACGACGATCACAATGTCTTTGCCGATCCGAATCCGTTCCTTCGCTTTTCTGCTTAGCACCAACATGGTTTCCATTCCTTTGTTGCTGGTTGTCCTCGGTCGCGTCCACATCGTGCGTTCGCGGCCGTCGTCTCCTGTCCATCACTTCCTGTGATGAAGCGTCATGCTTTCCGTTTCCTTGCAGCTCCGTGCTGCTAAGACCGCCAAATCTCCTGGCGTTACTCATAGGCAGCAATCGCGGCATCCACGTCCGCGTCAATTGAGTCCGGATCAATGTCAGGTGCTTCGAACTCCCAGGAGTACACGCCTTCCTGTCTCTCTCCAGCGATTTCCGCGTTATTGCGAACGTACTTCCACCGTGCGGCGTCGGCCTTAATGCGATGCAGTCCGTTACTGCACGCAATGACCGTCGCGACCCACCCCACAACGAAGCCGACGTAGAACGCAACGCTGACGTAGAGAAGAGTCATCGCCCCACCGCCTTCCGTTGCTTGGCCTCGATCTGCTGTTGCGTTTCCTCTACCACGCTTTTCCTTGCTCGCACTCGACTGGGTCCAACACGATTTCCGCTGCGTTCAAGGACGAGAGACCAGCACTCTTTGACAATCGAGTGTGCGTAGGCGACACCTCGATGGATCGACGCGGCAATTTCCAAAATAGATGCCGATGTGTCCTGCTCAGTGAACAGACTCAACACACGGGCTTTGTCACTGCCACGGCAGGTTTTGCAATCGCAGGAGTCCAGTTCGCATTGCACGTTGTCACTGACCCCTAGATTGCTCTGGCAGTCACGGCAAATGTGCCCGCATGGATAGCCCTCAGTGACGATTCCGCTGCTCGGAATGTCCCTGAGGTATCTCAGATCGCGAGAACGCAAGTCGCCTTCTCCGATCGTTGGGCAGTAGTAATAGGGCCACTCTATCACGCGGTAGATGCCTGGTTTCACGCACCTAGATTCACCGATCGCACCGACCTCCTCCGTGACAACGAGGCAGTCCTGGTAGTCGTTTTCCTCGTAATTACCGCAATTGCAGCATGTGAAGCAGAAGTGTTCGCGGTAGCAGTCGTCGCATATGTTCTCGCCACCACTGTCCAATTGCGGCGATTCAATTTCTTCTTCGCTTAACTGTTTGCCACACCAGCCGCAGGTTGAGGTAGCGGAAGGGGAATACCTGGTGGATCTCGTAGGGGAATCACCTAGTCCGCTGCCTACGAAGACGCCTTTATGCGTGCGAGAAGTGGAGTCCATTCCGGACCCTCCTTGTCATTCCATGTCGAACAGTCGGTGTTCAACTAAGTCGGTGCGTGCGACTGGGTGACCGAGAGTGGTCAAGAAGTCGCCAGTGGTTGTGTGTCACTGGCGAATGTACCGAATACGGTACAGCGTGTCAACGTCCTGTTCGGATTTTTTTAGGGTCTTCCAAAAACGAGTCGATTGTGACCCCGAACGCCTCGGCGATCCGTGCAAGCAACGCAACGCCCGGCAAGTTCTTTCCGTTCAAGATGTTAGATAGCGTCATGGGTGGGTCGCCTGTCTTTCGTGCGACCTCCCGCAAGGACATACCGCTACCGTCCAAATGATTGCGGAAGTTCTCCGCAACATTCTCCATTGCTTTCTGATTGCTGATCACTGTTGACATGTCCTATACTGTAACGGAAACGGTACAGTGAAGCAAGGCAAAAAGCCGGGTTGACACACAACACCACTGGCGTTGCTCCCGGCTGTTTTGCCCTGCATTACCAAAAGCCGCACCATCGGTTTCAAACAGGCCCACGCGGGCCATCCGACAGTGCGGCGTGTTTTCGAGAAAGGGTTCCTATGTGTTTGCCTGATCCAGATCCGTTGCCCGATGGTTTTCCACGCAAGGCGAAAAACGAAGACAATTGGACTCCTGAGCTGATCCAGCCCGTTTCAAAGACCTTCCGCAATGGCGACTTCGAGCGCGTCAAGGAAATCGTTTTTCGCAACGGCACAAAACTCACGTTCTTGCGAAGGGTCGATCGCAATCCCGTGAACCCCAGCTGACCCTGTCACAATCAGCTCTCGTGTCTGCTCAAGCGAATACGGGGCCGTCGTGAATCCACTTGGATCGGGAGAAACGAGTTTGTCCACAAACGACGCGATGCCCCAAGTGGTCGTGAACAGAAACAGGCACTGCAATCCGAACGCGTCAGGACGGCTGAACACTCGGTCGTTGGCGCAAAACAGCACGTAGAACTGCGAATCACGATTCAGATTAAGAAACGTCATCCCGAGTCGATCAGTCACCATTTTCCGAAAGGGTTCCTATGTCCAAGCAAGAGTTCCGCGTAACCAAGCAGGAATTTCACGACACCATCAACGCTTACTTCGAGACCGGAAATCTCGACTACCTCAAACTCCTCGCAAAACTCACCGAGACAGAGCAGTCTTCCCGCGATGCTTCCCGCATGCGTGGCGATGCGACGTTTAACGACGCAGCCAACGCGAAAATAGCGGTGCGCATCGCGGAACATCAGTCAATGGGCTCGCCGCGAATGTGATCGGTCAGGAATTCAAGGTCGTTGTCCGACAGTTTTCGCGTCGCGTCCAAAGTCCAGTGGTGTTTGTCCACTAAGTAGAAAATCACAGCGTCCCGGCCGCGGAGTGTCGCTAGGTTTAATTTCCCTGCGAGAATTCCACCGGCGACGTCCAACCAGTCCTTTTCGGACTCAGTGCCGTCCTGGCCGTCAACCATGTTTGAGCCCTCCCTTAAAACCGTACAAACCAGTGCGGGAAACAGGACTTGAACCTGCATGGCCAGTTACGGCCACTAGGCCCTCAACGAGAAATGCCAGCCCGTCCCTAGGATCGGTGGAAAATTTCCGCACGGTAGCGCAGGAGTGAGCTAGTTTTTCCTCATCGTGCATGAGGAGGGCAGCCAGAATGCTTGCGATCGACGTTCTCAGCCTGTATATCGAGAATCACCCATACGGCCTGGCAGAATCGACACAATCCCAACTCCGGTGGACGTTTAACTCAATCTTGAAGTGGCATGGCTCATGTGGCCTCGACACGTTTACGTGCGCGGTTGCGAATAGCTGGATTGACCACCTCCGCGAGTCCAAACGCCCGGACACGGTCCGCACTCAGAGGACTAACCTGCTGTGCGTTTGGTGGTGGGCATACCGGGAACAATACGTCCAGGAACCGCCGCTGCGACTGCGGAAACTGCGGCCTATCAGACACGAGCCAACCGCTTGGCGGATAGACGAGGTGCGGAGCCTGATCCATGCAGCACAGACCGACCCGATCCGACCAGCGTTCTGGGAGTCAATCGTGCGATCCGGGTACGACACCGGCTTGCGACTCGGTGACCTGCTGATCATGCGAGTTGATCAGGTGTCCAATCTGGTGCATGTACGCCAACACAAAACGGGCCAGCCTGTGGCCGTCCAGCTACGTCCGGAAACGCTGCGTGCGATCGAGCGGCAGACTGCAGGCCGTGAGCTGACGTCGATTGTGTGGCCGCTCTGGGGGCGGCGCGAGGCGTTTTACCGTGCGTTCCGCGGGCTGGTTGTTCGGGCTGGTATCCGCCCTGGCACGTTTCGTTGGCTGCGACGTACGGCGGCGACTCAGGTTGAAAGCGTGGAGGCAGGGAGCGGGACGTCACTGCTCGGACATACGAACCGTTCCACCACGGAGCGATGGTATCTGGACAGGAGCCAGTTGCGTGAGCCTCCGCTGCCGCCGCTGTGACGGTACCCGTACACAAACAGGCCGATTTTATGCACTTCTCTATACGCGGAAATTCTGCGCGCGGTCAGGCCCAAGGTTAACTCGTTTCGGCACTTGGCTTTAGCGATTGCATGCAGGGCTAAAACAGCCTTTCCAGGCCCAATTGATGCGCGCCGATTTTTCGCGCCCGCAGGGTCGATGGCATCGATGTGGCTGCCGCCGCTGTGATTGCGGCCCCACTCGGCCGGGAGGTACCATGGCGGCGGAGGAACACGCCATGCCAACACCACCGCCGCGAATCGTTGATGGCATTCCATTTGCTGAAAAACGACGACCTGGGACGCCGGAACGCAGGACGTCTCAACACACCGGAATGGCCTCGATCTGGTTCATACTCGGCATTCTGGCAATATTCGGTGCCGCGGCTTCCTTAGTTTCATTGGCCGCTGCTGGGTGTTTTTTCGTACTTGGGTACCTCTCCCTGATCTGCTCAAAGCTCGATCACCTTCGCGGTCGTGATTGACCGCTCGATCGCCATCCGCAGCATCCGCTCCGCCGCCTCCTTGCTGATCGGCTCTTTGTGCCTGGCACTGACTTCTACCAGCTCCGCGACGATCGCATTGAACTCCTCCGAGCACTTTTCCGGCCCCCACGCGTCGAGCCTGGCGATCGGCAAGCGGCACGTGCATCCAAGGATCTTCCGCAACTCGGTGCCGACGCCTGCGGACGGAGCCTGCTGAGCTTCGCCAGCCAGATCCTGCCCAGGCCCACGGCCCGCCTCCCAGGCCGCGAAGTAATCTTCTCGCGTCTGACACAGCTTCCACAAGTGCGGCGACTTCCGCACCTTGTGCCGCTCGCAATACCCAGGCCCGTGGCACTCGCACTTGGTGGTCATGCTGGGTCCGTGATGGAGAGGTAGTAGGTGCCTGAGGTAGGACCTTCGGGTGGGTCGGCGTCGTAGCAGGCCCAACAAGTTAAATCGGATTGCCCCAGGTAGAACGGCCCGAAGTTCAGGCTCAGCGGATTGCACGCACTGCCAGCGTTCGCGCGGAAGACCGCCGTGCATCCACCTGGATTGGACGCACAGCACGTGCCGTTGGTGATCGCCATTTTCCAGTTGTACCCTGGGCGGTGCTTATAATAGAGCTTCATCTCGACGTAGTCGATCTCGGCCGTCCGCAATGTACCGGACTTGCCGACGGCCGCGATAATCACGCCGAACGCAGCCCCTTCGACGATCGCCTTCGTGAGCGCCCGGCTCCACGTGTCGTTGCTGGCCCCGTAGCGGACCGACTCCTCCATTCCCCACCCAGGCCACGCATCCGGGTCCTTCTTGTTGTCCCCGATTGGTGATGCGTCCGAATTGAAGAGGTAGACTCCGTAGTCCTCCACATCTCCCGCGACGCTGGCCATCCGCTGGATGTTCACCTCGACGCCGACGATCGTCACATCGGCCGGGAGCGAGAATCCGAAGTTGGTGCACTTTAGGAACTGGGTCGGCTCGCCGGACTTCGTGTCGGCGGTCGTGTAGTTGAAGTCGTCATCGACCTTGGCATTGTTCGGATCATTCCAGGCGTCCACGCCAGGATCGAGCGTGATGCCACTGGCGACCGTTCCTGGTGCTTTCCAGGCGGACGAATCGTAGTCCGAGCCATCGCAGATCAGCTTGTACGTGATCGTCGTCGATGGGGTATTAGCGGCGGAAACAAGATCGCCGGCCCAGTACGACGTTCCCGAGCCGTACTTCCAGTACATAAACCAGTCTTCGCCCCCCAGGCACGCGGCCCGGTCGGTGCCGGCCGTGACGGTCCCCACCAACGTTTTGCTCGGCACGATTCCGTCGCAGCTGCAACCGCACGTGAGGCACAACCTGGTGGCGCTGATTCGTAGTTCATAGATGAAGAAATCTTCAAACGTCGCGCCGGCGGCATTGTTGTGACCGATCGCGCAGTACCGGCCAGCAGTGAATACGGCGTTGTCGGCCCACGCCGGCCCGACGTCTGGATCGGTGGAAATGCCACCTTTGACTCCGGCGAACACCGAACCGCTCGTATAGTCACAGCAGACGTACAAGCCGACCTTGCCGTCGATGGGAGTTGTTTTCGTTTGCACCGTGGCGCCGCTGCTCGCTCCGGCTGTGATGGCAATGGTCCAGGTCGATGTGCCATCGAACGTAAACGACGCCGACACATTCCCGACGCTGTCTGTGTCGGGGCAGGACGGGTAGATGAAGAACACGTTGCCGGCCTGCGGATCGCACACGTCGATGGCGATGTACATTTCGCCGGGCGACCGCCGTGGAACGGCCTGGGTGCAGAAAATTCTCGCGTTCGCGGTGCCGCCACCGCCCACCTTCTCGTGCAGTTTGTTACTCAGAATCTCCCAGTTGCCGGTGACCTCGTTCCAGTTCGCCCCGACGTTGGTAGAGTCGGCCCGGTTGAAATTGTCGGACCATTTCCAGCAGGGACCACCTGCTACATGTGCCAGTCGAATCCACCACTCCCCGTATCCGGCCGGATCGCCTTCTACGCCGCGCTGCCAGAGGGCCACGACGTAGGTTCCCTCTTCTACATATTCGCCGTTGATCTCGCGAGCAATCACATCATCGGCGTCGTCGGTGTTGCCCTCAGCCGTGCGATCGCTGCAGGTCATCGTGGACGTGCCTGGCGCTACCGGAGTGAATCCGCAATCGATGAATCGGATCGCGAATGTGTTTCCTGACGTCGGGTAGGTGCCGCCCCGAGAGACTGTCCTGGCCAGTCGCAGGTTGCGGATTCGGTCTCCAACCGTCGCCCGAAATGCCGCCCGCTCAGAAGTGACGCGACGGTCGATGATTCGCCGAATGGCGGCCACTTGCCGCGGCGTAAAGGGCTCGTTGATCTGCGGCAGGCTCATACAATCCACCACTCCCCGTATCCGGCCGGATCGCCTTCTACGCCGCGCTGCCAGAGGGCCACGACGTAGGTTCCCTCTTCTACATATTCGCCGTTGATCTCGCGAGCAATCACATCATCGGCGTCGTCGGTGTTGCCCTCAGCCGTGCGATCGCTGCAGGTCATCGTGGACGTGCCTGGCGCTACCGGAGTGAATCCGCAATCGATGAATCGGATCGCGAATGTGTTTCCTGACGTCGGGTAGGTGCCGCCCCGAGAGACTGTCCTGGCCAGTCG